TAAAAGTTTTGCAGAAAAAAGGTTACAAGATGCAAGGGGTAATCTTACCGAACAACGAAAAATTTTAACTAAATATAGAACTGCCTTACTGCCTTATAAAAAGAAATACCCAAAGATTGAATTTCCAGATTTTGAAATAGGAAAGGGAGGAGCTCCAGAAAAAGTTATAGGACCCTTTGAACGTTTACCTGCTAAATTTAAAAAATTATTTAAGGATCAATATAAAAAATTTGAATATTCTCCTAAAGTTAAAAAAAGTGTTTTAACAATGTTTGAAGCTTTGGAAAAAATTAAAGATCCTAATTTTTTAACTCGTATGACACAAAAAGCTAAAATGTTTCCTAAGAACAGAATTGCAGTTTTTCCTTTAATTTTTGGGGCTGGATATTTAGGATTAAATGCTGGAGATGGATCAGTGGAAGCGGCTGAACCTGAAATAATAAATACCCTAGAGCCTAGCGACAAGAAACAAGAAGCTAGCGTCTTACCGGCGGTTATTAAAGACCATCCTTATTTAAGTAGCGCGGCAGCAGTCACAGCTGCAGTTCCAAAGAAAACTTGGGAAGCAGTTAAATGGGGAGCTAAAAAACTTACTCCTTTATTAACTCCAGCGGCAAGTCACGTTTTGCATGGAGGTAAATATGATTTAACTAGCGGAACTGATTTAATGGCTCCAGCTTTTTGGAAACATGGGATTGATGCCATGAAAGCAAAATCAAGATGGGGAAATAAACAAGTTGGTTTAATGAAAAGATTAAGAGATATCGCATGGCGAGGAGGATTACCCACAAGATTTTTACCACTCATCAGTGGAACTGCATCGGCTGCAATGGGTCCTATGCTCATTAAAGATGCAGCAGAATGGTTGCAGAGTCGAATTGACAAACAAGGTTTAACGGGAATGATTGCAGATCAGTCTGGAATTATATCCGATGAAGCTGGAGGAAGTTTATTTATGGAAGATGTGGTTGAAGAAAAGAAACGTAAAGATGCTGAAGGCATGGACTACGCTCAAGGTGGAATAGCGAGTTTAATCAAATGAGGAATCTAGATGAGATTACTAAGGATATTAAGACTGTATTGGAAGAGAAAGTTGCCCCGTCCGTTGCGGCACATAATGGTAGTATTGGTTTTATTAGCTTTGCCAGTGATACTGGCGTGGCTACTTTAAAACTATCAGGAAGCTGCTCGGGCTGTGCGATGTCAAAAATTACTTTACAAAGAGGAGTTGAGAATACTTTAAAACATTATGTCCCTGAAGTTAAATCAATTGTAGGTCAGGATGATGAAGAAGCAGAAGGTCAAGGATACGAGCCTTATTTTCCTAAAGACAAAGAACCGGATTGGGAAAGACTAGTTAGACACAAATATGAATAAAACATTGGTGAAGAATATGAAGCATGTAAAATGGAGATTAATTCCCCCTGTCAAAGGCCCTGAGCCTAGAGCCTTGATTCTTGCTGCAAAAAAGGATAAACCTATGAGATTGGAGAAAAAAAATGGCAGAGATTGATAAGTCTTTACCGAATGTTAAACAGACGGTAAAAATACCTTCACCGCAACAGCAAATGGAAATAGCCGCTGAGTCTCAAGCGTCTGGTCCCTCGCAACCCGAGGTGATGAAGAATGAAGATGGCTCGGCAGAAATTACGTTTGAACCGGGAGCAATGAATCAACCGGGCGGTCAAGATCATTATACGAATTTAGCAGAACTTTTACCCGATCAAGTTTTAGATCCATTAGGATCACAACTTTGGTCGAACTACGAAGAGTATAGACAATCCAGAAGACAATGGGCCGATTCGTATACTAAAGGTTTAGATCTATTAGGATTTCAATACAAAGACCGAACCCAACCGTTTCAAGGCGCATCAGGCGCAACGCATCCCGTATTGGCAGAAGCGGTAACGCAGTTTCAAGCAGGAGCGTATAAAGAATTGCTTCCCGCAGGTGGACCGGTACGAGCACAGATTTTAGGAAAGATTACAAGACAAAAACAGGATCAAGCGACAAGAGTCAAGGATTTCATGAACTACCAGATTTGTAATGTCATGAAAGAATATGACTCTGAGTTTGATCAAATGTTATTTTACCTGCCATTAGCAGGATCAACATTTAAAAAAGTTTATTATGACGATTTACTTGGACGAGCGGTTTCAAAGTTTGTCCAGGCCGATGACTTAGTGGTTCCGTATTCTGCTACCTCATTAGAGGATGCGGAAGCCATTTGTCATGTGATTAAAACTTCTGAGAATGATTTAAGAAAACAACAGGTCTCAGGATTCTATAAAGATATCAAACTTAATACCCCTTATAATGAAGAGTCAGAGTTAAAGAAAAAAGAACGTGAACTCGAAGGGATTCGTAAAACACAAAATGAAAAAGTGTTTACCTTAATCGAATGTCATGTTGATTTAGATTTAGAAGGGTTTGAAGATGTCGGGCAAGATGGTCAGCCTACAGGAATTAAAGTTCCTTATATTGTTACCGTTGAAAACTCGACAAGAAAAGTTTTAGCGATTAGAAGAAATTTTAAACTCGATGATCCATTGAAAAATAAGATTCAATACTTTGTGCATTTTCGATTTCTGCCAGGTCTTGGATTCTATGGCTTTGGACTCATTCATATGATCGGCGGTTTGAGTCGAACGGCAACGTCCGCTCTCCGTCAATTACTAGATGCAGGTACGCTCTCCAACTTACCTGCCGGGTTTAAACAGAGAGGCATTCGTGTACAAAACGATGCTGTCTCGTTACAGCCTGGGGAGTGGCGCGATGTCGACGCTCCCGGCGGTAATCTTAAAGATGCGTTTATGCCGCTTCCTTATAAAGAACCGTCTCAAACGTTATTACAATTGATGACGATTGTGGTAGGGGCCGGTCAAAGATTTGCAGCCATTGCAGATATGCAAGTGGGTGATGGCAATCAACAAGCGGCTGTAGGAACAACAGTGGCTTTACTTGAAAGAGGCTCAAGAGTGATGAGTGCTATTCACAAAAGACTCTATGCAGCTTTGAAACAAGAGTTTGCCTTATTAGCAGATGTGTTAGCAACGTATTTACCACCCGTCTATCCTTACGATGTGATAGGCGATCAAAAAGAAATTAAACAAGCCGACTTTGATGACAAGATTGATATTATGCCGGTGGCTGATCCGAATATCTTTTCACAGACTCAACGAATAGCAACCGCACAAACAGAATTACAACTGGCATCGTCTAATCCACAGATGCATAATTTATATGAAGCGTATCGTGATATGTATACGGCGATAGGGGTGAAGAACATTGATCAGATTTTACCACCGCCTCCACCACCCGCTCCAAAAAATCCAGCGATCGAACATATCGATGCCATTGGAGGTAAACCTTTCCAAGCGTTTACAGGACAAGATCATCGAGCTCACATTACGGCACACATTGCTTTTATGGCAACGAACATGGCCCGAAACAATCCGATGGTGATTGCGGCTTTAGAAAAGAATATCTTTGAACATATTTCTATGATGGCCCAAGAACAAGTGGATTTAGAATTTAAAGATGACATTCAAAAAGTTCAACAGATTCAACAAATGATGAATCAGAATCCTCAACAACAACCTGATCCAAGAATACAAGCCGAGGTTCAAAATCTTCAATTAAAGATTGAAGCACGTAAAGCTCAATTGATTGCAGAGATGATGGAAGAGTTCTTAGTAGAAGAAAAGAAAATTACTTCTCAATTTGATAATGATCCTATTGCTAAACTGAGAGCGAGAGAACTCGATCTTAAAGCTCAAGACAATATGAGAAAAATGGAAGAAGATAAAAACAGAATTGCGCTTGATCGTATGAAGGCAATGATGAATCAAAATATACAAGAAGAGAAGATGGAACAAAACGAAGAGCTCGCTAACTTAAGAGCTGAAACTTCTTTAGAAAAACAAGCGATGTCTAATCGAGCAAAATTACGTTCTGATGTTATGAAACGAAAGGACGTTAAAACGCTGAAAGGACCAAGAAGTTAATGCCTTTTCAATCTGAAAAACAAAGACGTTATATGCATGCCAATCTACCTGTCATTGCAAACAGGTGGGAAAAGAAATATGGCCTAGGGGGAGTAGCCTCTTTGAATGCAGAACTTAATGATTATCCTGAATATTATATTCCTAAAAATCAAGGTGGAAGAATTGGTTTTAACAGTGGAAGTGGAAAGACTTATGAGGATTGGTTAAATTATCGAATTAAAGAAATTGCTAAAGGTCGATTACCTGTTCCATTTAAAGAATGGCAAAAAGGAGAAATTAAAATGAATCAAGGTGGATTCATTCCTGCTCATCAAGCTGGGGTTTTAGGTTTAGAGAATGGAGGAGAAGTCATTCATAATTTTAATAATTATGCGAGTGGAAATAATGAAAATGTTTCTGTCCCTCGTACCTTTCAAGCTAGACCGCATTCAGAAAGTGTAGAACTTGCTTATATCACTCCAGAAGAAAAAGGAATTTTACAAACACTAAAACCCGGAACTCCTCATCGGGGACCTATGGAAATTCCAAACTATGATTCTTTTGACGCTCAAGGAGGGTATGCTACGAGTGGCCAATTGGATTCACCTACGGCTGGAGATATTTCTGCAGGTGTAGG